GTTTGATATTGCGTGGCTTCAGGAGTACGGAGTCCATCCAAATCCGAGGAACCTCGGCTGTTCAATGCTTGCCAGCCGTCTCTTATCCAACGGAAAACCTAATAAAAAGCACGGTCTCGCAGATGTTGTAGACCGGTACTTAGGGGTTGAGCTAGATAAAGAGCAGCAAAAATCAAACTGGGCTGGCACTTTAACGCAGGAACAGAAAACTTACGCCGCGAAAGATGTGGAAGTTTTGTGTGAACTAGACTTAATTTTGAACGACCAGTTATGCCAGTATAACCTTAATTACGCTTACGAGCTGGAGTGCCGAGCATTACCTGCTATGGCTCAGATGTGGAGGACAGGTTTGCCCTGGAACAAAGAAAATCTCGCGCAGAGAAAGTTAGATTACGAGCACGATATAAAAGAGTTGTCAAAAGAGTTTATTAGGGAGCTTGATTCAGCTTTACCCGAAGGCCAGAAGCTGCCTAGAGATGAAGACGATTCTTTTAACTTACGCGCCAAGGACGAGGGCAGCGTCAGAGCAGGAACTAAAAAGCTTAAGGGCTTTAACTTAAACAGTCCTCAGCAACTGAAAAGTAGGCTCTCCGCTGTTCTCAAGGTGGAGCTTGAGGGTGTGTCTAAGAAGGCGCTTAGTGAGTTTGCTGGGTACCATCCCGTTGTTCAGATGTATTTGAACTGGAAGAAAGCTGAAAAACGGCGGCAGATGATTACCTCCATCCAGGAAAAGATGCGACCGGATGGGTTTGTAAAAGCCAGCTACATGCAGCTCGGTGCTGAAACAGGGCGTATGACTTGTTTTAACCCGAACAATCAGCAGATACCTAAGGACAAACAGTTTCGTAGTTGTGTCGAAGCGCCGGAAGGCTGGCTGATTGTTGACGCTGACTTTGGTCAGATGGAGTTGCGTTTAGCGGCAGCTGTAGCGCAGGACAAGAAGATGATCCAGGCGTTCAAAGACGGGGAGGATCTGCATACAGTGACCGCTGAAGCTATTGGGTGTACGCGCCAGATTGCCAAGTCCGCCAATTTTGGCCTTTTGTATGGGTCTGGAGCTAAGGGTCTTCGTAATTATGCTGCGGGCAGCAACGTAAGCATGACGCTGGAAGAGGCGCAGAAAGTTAGGTCCAACTGGTTTGAAGAGTTTGAAGGCATAGCCAAGTGGCATAAGAAAGAGAACGCCAAAGCTTCTAATCCGAACCCAAGGATTAAAGGCTCAGGTTGCACACCGTTTATAGAAATACCAGAGTCTGGGATGCAAAGGTATTTATTTGGTGACGCTAATCGGCTGACTATTCGGTGTAATACGCCTGTTCAAGGCGCTGGTGCAGCGATTCTTAAGCAGGCTTTGGGGAAGCTGTGGCCGCTTGTAAGAGAAGCGGGAGAAGAAACGGTTCGCATCGCGGCTGCGGTGCATGACGAAATTCTGTTGCTTGTTAGGGAAGATGCAGCTGAAGAGTGGGCAGCGACCCTAAAACAGGTGATGGAAGAGGCAGAGGCCAAATGGCTGGGCGAGATCCCTGCTTTGGCTGAGGTGTCTTTCGGCAAAACCTGGCAGGAGACCCACTGATGATCAGCATCTACCGCACTGATGAAGGTTGGTTTTCAAGTTTTGGAGGGGCAGTAACGTACCACCAAGACTTTCGAGAGGCGATGGATGCCGCGTACAGGCAGGCAACTCGTAATGGAGCGCTTAAACAAGGCGATCCAGACCGCGACAACGGGTGATTTGCAGAGAGCTGCAATGTTCCTAGAGGGAGCACGCGAAGTGCGGGCGGGTTGCACCAACCAACGCGCCCAAGCTCGTCGTGCCCAATCCACCTCTTGGAAAAAGAAGGTGGACGAATCTATAACGTGGTAAGATTGTTGTAGCATTTTGAGTCACATGGCGCAGCTTCACGGCAATAAAGCGCACTATCACGTTCTTATTGATCCGAACAGAGCTGAGCTTTTGTTTGAGAAGGCGGCTGAAGCGGACCAGCGTCCTGCGGCTTGGATAAGAGAAGCTGTGTATTCCGAACTCAAGCGGGTTTACCCGAGTACCGTTTACAACGAGGCCATGGCCAAAGATCAGGTTCAGTGGCGGTCGTCCATCCGCAACCGAATCGAGGGTCGCCTCAAGCAAAAAGACGACTGACCTTCCATGCGTTTTGCTCTAAAAGCGGCTCAAGCAGAGTCGCTGTTCGTTTCTGCGCTCTATGCAGGTTCAGGTGATATTTATTGGACTGAGAGAGCAGACGACGCTTGCAGTTACAGCAGCTTGGAACGCGCAAGGGACGCAGCCACCTTGTCAGGCAGACAGGTCGAGATCATCCCTGTGCTGCATTGATTGCGTCTAGCTCCCCAATGTGCCCCACTGCTTGCTTAAGCAGCTTTGCTTGATGCCAGTTGGTTCGCACCAGAGACACGCATAACGCTTTCAAGGCGTCCCCGTCAGTGCAGCCCTGCACATCTCGAACGTTCCGTTCCAGCTCCAGCTCCTCCTCAAGGCTTTGGTTGACGATCATCCATTCCGCCCAGCCCATTGGATTGTTGCAGTATGTACTTTTCAGAATGGTAAGCACCGTTTTTGTGCATGTCGATGACATCAACTACCCATGGCACAAGCCAGTCATTAACCCTTGAGCATTGATCCCAGTTCACAGGCTTCGCACACTGCACAACAACAGTCGTCCAAAACGCACTGATAAACGCCCAAATCCAATAAAACTCACTCATTAACGAGAATCACCCAGCCAGTTTTTGGTCCTTCAGATTGCCAACGTTGATAGAACGCAGCTTGCCTCACACGGACGTTACGTCCCAAATGCGGGTTGCTGTGGCCACCCTTTTCCATCTCTGGGTAGCCGCGAGGGTCTTGCATAATCCACTCTGGATCGTTGCTGTTCTTGCCTGCATAACCGCTGATCACGCTCCAATGCCCGCAACCCAAGCCATTGCACATCGGTGGTTCGCCTAAAAGCATGTTGCCTGCGTGCAACCAGCCAACCAGCACCGGCCTGCCAGCTTCGATCTCAAGCTCCACCATGTCAGCGTCACCGTCCTTTCGGAACTCAGCTTCCAAGCCAAGACTGCGCAACGCTGCCAGCTGAGCCTCTACTGATGTGGTGTCCCCGTATTTCGCACGTATTTTGTTGTACTCATCATCTGTCCGAATTTTCTTGTAATACGCCGCCACCATTGCAGCTGCTGAACTGAAGCACTCGCGGTAGCCCGTTCCAGTCTTGTTGTCGAGCTGCCTGAAGTAAGGCATAAAGATCTGCTGGTCATATCCACTCTCCTTCCACGCTTGAAACCAATCAGCTTCGTGCTCCTCCAGTAGTTCCGGCGGCATTGACTCCTCAAGTTGTTTAATTGCAGCCAGCTGGTGGGGCGTGCCACGAAAAAACTGGAAAAACGGCAGTAAGGCAAGACCCATGGCCAGCAGCAGCAAGGTCAACTGGATAATGCCGGACGCCACTTACTTTTCAACTCTTGTGTCAGGCAATAGAAGATCCTTCAGATGCTTCACCGCAAGATCATCCAAATCGTTGTCAGTACGAGTGACGATCTTCTCCAGCATCACCACAATC